GATGGATCACTCACTTTTGCAAAGGCAAATACGGTATCAAATGCAGAGGCACTTGGAATTGTAGAAAGTGTTACGGGAAATTGCTTCAGTCTTGTCACCAAGGGATTCATTTCGGGACTGACTGCAACAGGTGGATTTGCAAGTCTATATCCGCTCGTAACAGGAAATGCATATTTCCTACATCCTGAAATTGGTGGCAGTTTCATCGATAATCCCGATTCGGGTGCATATGAAATTCAACCTGGAGAAATTCGCAAAGCACTGTTGATCGCCACGGGTATCAACAAGGGATATGTCTGCAACTATACAGGTATCGTTGTTGGCGATACTCCTACTGATCTTGTATATCTTCGTTCAACCGCTCCGATTGGTGCCGTACAACCATTTGCAGGTATCACCGCAGGAATCCCTGATGGATGGCTACTTTGTGATGGTTCGGTAAAGGCAAAAGAATTTTGGAATGACCTTTTCGGAACTATTAGCAATACACATTATGCAATTGCAGAAGTTGTAAATGCTACAACTTTCTTAATTGAAGGAGACACCCGAGGAATTCTTGTTGGTGATGCACTTTCGTTCGTTTGGGCTGTGGGAAGCGCAGATGGAATTGTATCTTCCGTCAATACAACTACACGCACTATTACTGTTACAACAAATACATTCACAGAACTAGATGCAGGAGTTTCTCTTAAGGTGTATGGCAGAGTTGTTGCGACTGCTGTTGGTCGTTCAATTTTCTTCCTGCCCGATCTTCGTAGACGGACTGTCTTCGGCGTTTCGAACGCCACGGGATTGGCAGGAAGTGGAATAATTACTCCCCCAATCGGATTGGGAACAATTGGTGGTGAATCTGAAGTAACGCTACTAGAGAACAATATCCCACCACATACACATACCCTAAATTCGGCTGTTCAGACTGACTCGTTTAGCAATTCGCGTGGAAGTTCAACGACTGAAACTGGTGGCTTGCTGGGAACAGGGGCTGGAACAACACCATTCGACATCATTCCACCGAATGTTGGAATGCATTGGATCATCCGTGCCAAGAATGGTTTCCAAGCCACGATTCTGACGGGTCACAATCACGACAACTTTTATATTCGCTATAACATCAATCATACGACTGCAAGTGGTGCTGCTCGTACCCTGACGGATGCCGACCGCGCACAGTTCCGAACAAATGCAAAGGTTCTCCGCAACGATGCTGATGATACATTCCATGGGGCATTGACTGTTACAGGCACAATCAACATCCAAGGATTGGGCGGTGCAGACAGCGTTGATGCAATCGTTGCGGGTGGTGTGAGTGCTGATTTCTATGTCGGAAACCGCCTGTTTATTAATGAGTCTGCTCGTATCAGTCTTCCAAGCAGCAACTCGCTGATGATAACAGGCAGCAGCACATCGAGTGTACGGATGTATCCTGCCCTCAACTACGGTCTCACGGGCGCAACTAAGTTATATGATCAGAATCAGAAAGATGCTGATAGCCGTAATGTTGTCGTTGATTACTCGACTGGCGAGGTTTCATGCCGACCGATGTTTAATGTCAGCACGACAGGGCCAAGCACCGCTGTGGGATATCCTGAAGGATTTGTTTGGTATGAGACGGGCACTCCAACAGTCCAAGGAAATGTCTTGGCAGCGGAAGATGGTTGGGTAGAGTTACCTGGTGGCATTTTGATGCAATGGGGAACAACCGACATAGGAGAAGATTCCAGCACCAGCGGCAACATCTATTCAAACATCACTTTCCGAAGAGCATTTGCACAAGTATACAACATGTCCGTTACGGTTCGTTGGGATGGCAATTATGCATCTTGGCAGGGCAAAGATTTCATGGGTCAGTATACGAATCTCACAAATACGGGCGCAAAGGTAATTGCAAATAATGCAAACACTTCAGCAGGATGGCCTGCTGAAGGAAGAATTAGTTGGACTGCTATTGGTATAATGTAATCATGTCAACTTCAATTGCCAACATTCCAGTAGGAACATCAGTTCCTGAAGATACATCTGACAACCCATCATTCCTTGGTGTTCTCGTAACTCAGCGATCAGTCGTTCGGAATTACTCAGGATTGGATGTTATCAATTCGGGAAACTGGCAGTCCCCACAGGCTGCATATGTGCAGAATGGGGGCACATGGAGAAAAGTAGATTCCATGAAGGTCATGCAAAATGGATCTTGGGTTTCTACTGGGCCAAAGTTGACAGAAAGCACTTACAAGAAGCAAGTTCGTCTTTCTTTTAGTTATCGAACATTCAATCAGGGCGCAGAAACATCAATCGGGCAGATGAACATTCCGAATGATTGGTATGTTCCTAGTGGGTGGAAAATGGTCTATTGTCGTTGGAAGGGCATCTATGATGATACATGTGATGGTATCTTCCTTGGACAGAAACCAAATACATTTGACGGAATTGGAACGATACTTGCGAGAAGACCAGAGACCCGTTATGTGAACAGAGATACAAGTGTTTGGACATGGGAGTCCATTCCAGACTTTACGATTACGAATCTTCGACAGGGTCAGGCATCGAACTGGATATGTACTTTTTTGCTCACTCCTAGTGTGCCAAATGATGGTGTTAGTTGCAGCGGGAAACTCGATGCTCATCGGTTTTCGAACGAGTATCAAACGATACCGAATTCATTCAACCAAATCGTCTCGGTAAAGCGTGGCAACGATTGCGATTCATGTAATCACTCCGCTGGGGGAGTAATGGTGTTTGAGGAACCCTAACGAATAAATACCACTAATGGCACAAACAATCAACAGAGACATGGATCAGGGTACAAACTTCTCTTTCTCCCATATGGTGAAAGGAGATGGGGGTACTGCAACTGATATTTCTTCGGGACATACTGCATATGCACAGATGAGAAAATTTTATACTTCTTCATCTGCAATAACCCTAACTACATCGATCACAGGATCTACAGGAAATATAAATGTTTCTTTGGGTGCAACTGCATCGGCTGCTGTAAAAGCAGGAGTTTATTTCTATGATTTGGAATTGCATTCAAATGGCAGTGTAAATGTCCAAAGATTGGTTCAGGGAATGATTACGGTTTATCCAGAAATCACAAAAATTCCTTGACATCCAAAGGTGAGTGGATATCATTCACCTAAATACATCACACACCCCGTTTATTATGGAGATTGATATGAGTGAAACAATGACAATCGATACTGCTACCGCTCCCGTTGCAATTCCACAAACAGCAATTGCCCCGAGCAATCAAAACAAAGTAAAAACAATTACGCTCTGCATGATCGTAAAGGATGAGGCTCGTGTTATTGAGCGTTGTCTTTCTTCTGTTCTGCCTCTTATCGACAGATGGCTCATTGTAGACACAGGTTCTACGGATGGTACACAGCAGAAGATCAAAGATTTCTTTGATCGCAATGGTATCGAGGGTGAACTGCATCAGAGCACATGGCAGAACTTCGGACATAACCGTTCCGAAGCACTTCAACTTGCACAGAAGACAGATACCGATTATGCATTCATGATCGATGCAGATGAGATTCTTGTGTTTGAGCCAGGATTTGATCCTGTAAAGTTTAAGGAATCCCTCAATGCAGAACTATACAATATTTTTGCTCAATTCGGACAGACTCGTTATCACCGTCCGCAGATGACAAGCAATAAGAAGCCATTCTACTACCGTGGAATTCTTCATGAGTATGTCGATTGCCATGAGCCAATTGCAACTCGTGATTTTGCCCGTGGATTCATGAACACTCCAATTCAGGATGGGGCACGATCAAGTGATCCTGAAAAGTATCAAAAGGATGCTGTTCGATTCGAAGAGGCTATCGCATCAGGAACCGTAGAAGAAAAAGATTTCAATCGATACCATTTCTACCTTGCACAGTCATATCGTGACTCGCAGCAATGGGAGAAGGCTCTTGAATTGTATTTGAAGAGAGCAGACTTGGGTGGATGGAACGAGGAAGTGTTCTATAGCCTGTATCAGGCAGGTAGAATCATGGAGATCATGGAGAAGCCTGTTGACAACATTCTACAGTTGTACTTTAGAGCATATCAGGCGGCTCCGTGGAGAGCCGAGAGCCTTTGGGCTGCTGCTCGTCTCTGCCGTGCATTCTCCCGCTTCGATCAGGGCTACCGCTTCGCCAAGCAAGGGCTAAAGATTCGTTATCCCGAAGGTGCACTGTTCGTAGGACAAGGAATCTATGAGTGGGCAATGCTCGATGAGTTTTCAATTGCATCCTTTTGGACGGAACACTACCGAGAATCCCGTATTGCAAGCATGCAGTTGCTGAAGGACGGGAAATATCCTGCCGATCAAAAAGAGCGTATCGAAGCGAATTTGAAGTTTGCCACAGATGCACTCGTTGAGGGCAATTGATCTACGCTAAATAGTGGAAGCATAACTACTAAAGGTAGGAACTCCATTAATGGCATATAGTGCAATCCCTCTTGTCGGCGGCGGTGGTGGCGGCGATGGTCGCAGAATCCTCAACACATGGAATGTTCCCGTGGGACATCCGTTTGTGGCAGGATCTGTGGTCATTTACACAGGTGGTGCAACAGGATTTCAACTCGCAATTGCAGATGACTTAGATACTGCACAGACAGTTGGTATTGTTGAATCTGTTACAAATACAACAGCAACAGTCATCTATCAAGGAGAGATTGATTTTGTCGGTGCCCTTCCAATAGATGATACTGCCACATCACTCACCGCAGGTACGGTCTATTACCTATCGCCAACAAATTTAGGAAATCTAAGCCCGAATCGACCATATGATGGATCGTCATATATTCAGGGTGTCCTTGTTGCAACGGCTGCTAAGAGTGGTTTTGTTATCAATTCTCTACCACAGGCACCAACAACTGCGTCCCTGTTCACTCCTGTTGGATCGATTATTCCATGGGCAGGATCTTTTAATACTGTTCCTAGCACATGGCGTATTTGCGATGGTGCAGCAGTTCGTAAGTCGGGAAATAATCCAATTGACGATGTTGACTATTCGACTTTGTATTCGATAATCAATGACAAATACAAAGTAACAGGCATTGCAACAAGCACAACAGGCCCTGCTGAAAATGTCAGTCGAGATGTTATTATCTCTTTCTCGGCTGAAGGACATGAAGACTATTCAGGAACAACTTCTCATAGTTTGCTCAGTGCATATAACAGCGACACACACAAGGATTATAAGATTGGTTGGGGTGGAACTAATGATGTTGCAATTGGTAGTCTGACTGCCGCAAATTCAAGTACTGTTCGATTCCAATTCAAGAGTACATATCCTGGTGCAACCCCCGTTAACTTCAGTGGCGTTTCTGTCTCTTCATTGATATCAATTCAATCACTCACTGCAAATGAAGCAGTGGGATGTACTTCTGATCGATTCTTTATTCCTGATCTACGCGCACGAACTGTCTTTGGTGTTGGATACTCTTCGGGATTGACAGACCTCAAGCGGGGAGAAATTGGTGGAGATGACACGCATCTGCTTGCATCTGATGAAATTCCCGATCATGATAATATAATTTACAGTGCTGATGATTTCGATGCGGGTAGTCCAAGTGTTTTGGCATTCAATACGACTGTTCAAAGTACAGGTATTATAAATGCAACTGCACGATTAGCATCATTCACCGCAGATAATGATCCAATTTCAATGATGCCTCCATATCTTGGAGTCAATTGGATCATTCGACACAGACAGTTTCAGGGGCCAGGAATTGAAATTGGCCCACCAGGATCTCAGGGTGGGCTTGGCAATACAGGATGTGGAATTTATCTTGTTAGCAACACCAAATCGAATGGATGTTATGCAGTAGTCTTTGGATACACAGGAGTCAATTGTAGTGATACCACTTTTGGAACTACTGCATGTGATGGTGCAGATGGTGAAGATGGTGGAGTCGGGCCTGTTGGTCCTGTTGGGCCACGCGGCCCTAATGGCATTCCAGGTGGTCAAGGCCCTGTTGGCCCTTCATGTGAATGTCAGGCTGCTGGTAATGTTCTTCCATCATTTACAGTATATGCGGCATCAAGTTCTTCCTATAAAGATGGCATTGTAGGAAATCCGAATGAAAGTTTCCTATCGACAAAACTGTCAATGGATCCACTGTATCCAACAGACTTTGCATATATGATGAATACCTTTCAGGCAACAAATCTTGCCCCCGAAAGTAAGGCACCGTTCTACTATCGAGATCCTGCCAATTCGGTGAATGAGTATACCTTTGCATATGGTAAACCACTAACGACACCAACAAATCCAAATGAGGAAATCAGTCATTCTTCTGTGTTTAATTTGTCAGTCATTAATGATTCGGCATCTTCATTTGCATCTGCATTTGATATTGTGCTGACCAATGGAGTCTATACACTTACAAAACCTTGGCACAATTATATCAGTAGAGATCTCTATATCCGTGCAGAGAACAATAGTATAGTTACACAGACTGTAAAGGGAATATCTTTCCTCCCTGTCTATACCCCGCTTGGAGCAACTAGTAACACACAATTTACCTTGCAGGTGAATATCGGTACGGGACAATCGATGCTTGCTGCCATAGGGTGTGGCATTCGGTTCCTACCGCCTCTTTCGCTTGTTTCGGGTGTAACCTCTTCCAATGGCGTATCATCTGGATTTGACGGCATTACAAGCGGTACAGGTGGCGTGATGAATATGTTGATTGGTGGTCATGAGGTTGTTGGGATCAGCGGTCAGTATTTCAGTCTGAAGGTTAATAACGAAGGCGGTCAGGTATTCTCGAATCTGCTCAACAAAACATTTACAAACTATATCAATGCCGTTGACATATATCGAGTCACTGTTCACACCACCTCAC